GTATAGCTCACTAAATATCTACAATCAACCGATAACTGTAGCTCCTACAACAGTTGCAAGCCCAAATGCAGCCTATCAAAGGATGGCTAATTTCTGGGATCTGATAGCAGATTTAAAAGAAGGAACATATAAGATCAGGAGTGAGCATAGAAAATATTTAAACCAAGAACCTAGAGAAACAGATGACTCATATGACACAAGACTTGCTAGATCCACTGTTGTTCCTTACTTGCAGCGTATTGAAAAAATGCTGTCAGGTATGTTGGTTAGGAAGCCAATTAGATTAGATGATGTTTCAGACCTAGTAAGGGAGCAGCTATTTGATGTTGACCTTGAGGGTAATGATCTAAATATATTTTTATACAATGTTGCAAGAGTAGCGATTTCTTTTGGTCATGTAGGAGTATTGGTAGATGCACCGAAGGATGGCGAAAAGACCAGACCTTATTGGGTGACTTATAGTCCAAAGGATATACTAGGATTTAGAAGTGAAATCATAGATGGGTCAAGGCAACTCACACAAGTAAGGTTATTGGAACAAGTTGTTGAGCCAGATGGAAAGTATGGTGACAAGATAATTAAACAGATCAGGGTTTTGGAAAGGGGTAGATATGAAATTCATAGAAAAGATGATAAGAAGGGAGAATATAAATTATTTGATGAAGGTGAGATGAGCCTTAAAGATAAGATCCCATTCTCTATTGCTTATTCCAACAGGGTTGGATACTTTGAAAGCCGTTCTCCTTTGTATGACATTGCAGAATTAAACCTTAAGCATTACCAGATCCAGAGTGACTTGGACAATATTTTGCATATCAGTTCTGTTCCTTTGCTTGCAGTGTTTGGTTATCCAAATGCAGATGAAATAACAAGTGGCCCAAATGAAGCATTATCATTACCACCTGAGTCAAGGATGGAATATATCAGTCCTTCTGGTGATAGCTATGACAGCCAGTTCACAAGATTGAAGGATATTGCAGAGCAGATCAATACTTTGTCATTAGCTGCGGTATTAGGTCAGAAGTTAGTAGGAGAAACAGCAGAGGCCAAGAGGATTGATAGGTCACAAAATGACAGCACAATGATGGTAATTGCACAGCAGATGCAAGACTTGATTGATAACTGCCTTAGATTTCATAGCGAATATCTCAATGAACCTAACGCTGGCAGTAGTTTTGTTAATAGAGACTTTGTTTCTGCGAGATTAGCACCACAGGAGATAACAAGTTTGCTTACATTGTTTACTGCTGGAACTATTAGTCAGGAGACATTATTGAATCAGTTAAGTACTGGTGAGGTGTTAGGTGATGACTTCGATGTCGAGGAAGAGATAGAAAGCACACAACAGGGAGGATTAACAGAGGTAGAACCACCAGAAGAACCCGATGAGGAACCAGAGGAGGAGGAAGAGGGAGAAGAATGATAAATGAGTATTCCAGAGGTATTTTTTAGGGAGACTATTGATCTAAACAGGTACAGTAATGCTGTCTCTAATGATTTTGTAAAAACTTATAATGATGTAATTCTAACGGCTGCAAAGAAACTCAAGCAAATAGATATAAGACAAGTTGAAGCTGGGGCAGGGGTTGTTATCGCACCACAGACTAGGAAAAGACTTAGGGCAATAATCCAGCAGTCAAAAATAAGTTTAGATATGTGGCAAAGGGAAACTTCAAAGAAAATGATAAAAGAGATTGAAGGGTTAGCAAAAGTACAGTCTGGATTTATAGAGAATGAACTTAAAAAAGTAATTAAATCAGGCAGTGTTCCAATAAATTCTGTAGCTGTTAGTGAAAAATATGCAAAATCTTTTGTAACAACAGATCCTACAAGGACAAATATATTTACCAGCAAGGAATTTACAGAAGATGACTTTGCTAAGTTTGGATCTGGAAAGTTTGAACTTACTGCAAGACAAGGAGCAATGCAGACCTTACCAAATGGACAGACAGTCGAGAAAGCGTTTAGGGGAATAGCAGAGAATCAGAAAGATGCTTTGACAAGGCATATAAGACAGGGTGTGTTTAGTGGAGAGTCAACACAACAGATAGCAAGACGAATGATAGGAAGATTAGATTTTAGTCAGAAGGGTAGTGTTAGACAGATAGCTCAAGCTGGTGGTGAATTAACAAAACTGGCAAATCATCAAATACAAACTATTGTCAGGACTTCTGTTAACCAAGTCCAGAATCAGGCCTCACAAGCTGTTTATGCAGCTAACAGTAAGGTTGCTCCTAAATATGAATATGTTGCAACGCTTGATTCAAGAACAAGCGGAATATGTAAAAGATTAGATGGTAGGAAGTTTGCATATAACAAAGGCCCAACACCACCACAGCATTTTAACTGTAGATCCACTACTGTTCCTGTTGTTGATTACGAAGGACTAAAGAAGAGGAAGGGATTCCAAGACCTTAAAGCCCCACCTAAAGGCAAAGTTGTGACAAGACCTACAGGAGAAGGAACTGGTAGAGTACCACAGGACACTCAATATGGTGACTGGCTTTTAGGGCAAGATAAGAAACTAAAGGTCAAGACTTTAGGTAATGAACAGAAGGTTAGATATTTTGAACGATTGGCAAAGAAGGAAGGGTCAGGCCAGAAGGCTATAAGAAAGATGGTCAGGGAAGATGGTAGCGAAAGAAGTCTTAAGGATTTGCAGAAACTTTATGGAAAGCCAAGTGATATAACAATCAAGATACCAAAGCCCAAGCCTGTAACCAAGCCAACTATTACAATTACCAATCAAGATAAGCTTGAGGAGATAGCTAAAGCTGCTAGGGCTGCTGAAAGAAAAGCAAAGGCAGAACTCAAGATTATTAAAGAAAGAGATCCCACGAAACCAACTATTGCTCAGTTGTCGGGTATGTCACCAAAAGCAAAGATTCAGCCTAAAGATGTAAATGGAACATTTGATTTGATGGATCAGATGGAAGGTCTTGCAGGGGAAAATGCTAGAAAGCTTAGAAGATTTACTGAACAAAGAGAGTGCTTCTGTTCATTTACTTCTGGCGGTGAAACAAGAGGTAATTTTAGAAAAGTTGCAGAAAATTTAAAATTCTTAAAAGAAAATCAACAGTTAAGAAAGAGTTTGCAAATGGCACAAGACAGAGGGCTTACAGGTGTAAAAGATGGTTTTGGAATTGACCCCTTAGTAGGTGGTTCAATGTTTGGCAACAAACAAAGAACAGCCGCCATGCTTGGGAAAATAGATGAATTAAAAGATGGTCTTGATAATATGACTGGCTATGGAGCTAATTTGTTTCAAAGATATTTCACTATGGGTAAAATGAAAAGCGATTGCGGTGGCTTTACTATGCAGGGAGCAAATCACATTAATGTAAGACTAAGGCCAACTCATAAAAAAATTACTAATTTAACTAAAATTAGAGAATCAGTTAAAGAAAGCATACAAGAAGCGGCAAAAAATCAACCTTTGGGAAATGTAGATTCAAGACTATATAAGTTAAAGCTAAGTAATGCAAAAAACCCTTTAGATAGAAGATTAAAACTTCATACAGAGCAGTCATGGCTAACAACTTGGGTTCACGAAATGGGTCATCAAGTTCATTTTGCTGCTGGGAGGACATCAATGACAGGTACTAAATGGATTCCTAGTAAGTATGGCGGAAGCAATTTTATGGAACAATTTGCAGAGACATTTGTGCAATATGTGTTTGATCCTGTAGAATTAAAGAAAGCATCACCTAATGCTTACAAGTGGGTAGAGGAGACTCTAGCTGCCGCTTTAGATGCTCCAATTTAATTATGAGCTACAATACAGTGCTTGAACTTATAGGTCAGTTTCCTAAGAACAAAGATGTTCCTAGACTTATCAAGCTGGAATATAATAAAGCTAAAGGCATGGAGAAAGTAGATATTGGAAGAGCTATTGAAGCTTTGATGGTTGCTGCTAATACTGAAAAAGATTTTGAGTTGATTGAAAAGCATTTATCTCCTGATGCCACTTAAAAAAGGCAAATCACAAAAGTCTATTTCTGGCAACATTCGTTTGCTTATGAAAGAAGGCAAGACATTAAAGCAAGCACAGGCAATAGCTTTATCAACTGCTAAAAAACGTAAAAAGAAGTAAGATATATTCAGCTACTTATTTTCCTATGTACGGCACACCTAAGAAAAAAAAGAAAGTAAAGAAGGGAGGTAAAAAATAATGGGTTATACATTTAAAGTCCAGACTTATGACGATTCAAAGCCAAAGGCTGTAAAGGAAACAAAACCAGCACCAAAGAAAAAAACTAAGAAGTGACTAAAAAACTAAGGCGAGTTCCAAAGGACAAGAAAACAGGTGTTCCCAAAAAATACCTGTCTGGTTCTAAAAACAAGTCTGCGAAAGCTGCTGAGATTAAAAGAACAGCAGAGCTTTATAAAAAAGGTGCTTATATTGATATAAAGGCTGTATCTAAATCCAGAACTAAACAAGATGGTACAAAAAAGAAAACCACTAAGCGAAAAAGTAAAAAGTAGCTTAAAGAAAAAGGCAGAAGGTACAAAGTTTAAATATGGAGAACTTGCTGCTGTTTATAGAAAAGGGCAGGGTGCTTATTTGTCTAGTGGTTCAAGAAATGTTCCTATGGGTGCATGGGCTATGGGAAGAGTTAATAGTTATATGAGAGGCGATAAAGCAAGAACTGTTGATATGGCGATTTACAGAAGGTATAGAAAATGAAGTTGACTACCAGACAAAAGAACACTCTTGCAAAGCACCAAAAGGCTCATGGTCACACAAAGGCTCATATGGAATATATGAAACGCAAGATGAGAGAAGGGGTTTCATTTACTGAGTCGCACCGCATGGCTATGAGGAGAACAGGAAAATGAGTGACCCTAGACTCAAAAGGTTTGGATTATCTGGTTTTAACAAACCAAAGAGAACCCCATCACACTCAACAAAGTCTCATGTTGTTCTTGCAAAAGAAGGAGATAAAATCAAACTTATTAGGTTTGGTATGCAGGGAGCAAAGACAAAACCACCTAGAAAAGGAGAATCAGACGCAGATAAGTCAAAACGCAAAAGTTTTAAGGCTAGACACGCTAAAAATATTGCCAAAGGTAAAATGTCAGCAGCGTATTGGGCAAATGTTACAAAGTGGAGCTAGTATTATGAATAATTGTAAATTTTTTATTTATGGCTGACGAACCAATCAAACCAAATTCACCTGTTGATACAGCAGCGTTAATGGCAGAAGTTGAATCACTCAGGAAAAGTAATAGAGAAATCTTAGACGATTATAAAAAAGCAAAGGAGGCAGCAAGAGCAGTCCCACCAGATGTTGATGTTGATGCTTTGATTGCTTACAAACAAAAGAAAGAGCAAGAAGAGCTAGAGGCAAAGGGCAGATATGACGAAGCGATGGCAAAACAGGCTCAACAATATCGTGACGCTGAAGAGGCAAAAAATAAAAGAATACAGGAACTAGAATCAAAACAAAGGCAGTTAGAAGTTGAAGCCCCAGCAGTGACAGCACTTGC